ATATCTTTTTGGTTGGGCAACACCTCGTGGTAATGCTCTCCGTATGACACAACTTTGGATTTTGCGTAAAATTCACAACTTCCTTGCTTGGGAAGATGAGAAAGTTGTCGAAGCTATCGAAACCACAAAAGCTAAAATTCGCAAAAAGTAGGAGAGATGGCTGAGTGGTTGAAAGCGGCGGTCTTGAAAACCGTTATACCGAGAGGTATCGGGGGTTCGAATCCCTCTCTCTCCGCCACGCTGGTTTAGCTCAGTTGGTAGAGCACCTGATTTGTAATCAGGGGGTCGGGAGTTCAAGTCTCTCAACCAGCACCACTCTCCTCTTGACATTATGTGGGTATTAGTTTATATTGGTCTTGTAAATACAGACCCATTCGCACATCAGATGGGTGTATTTGCGAATATGAATGATTGTTTTAAAGCTAGAGATGTTTTGGCTTTGAAGGCTGGCGGTAGAGAAGGCAACTTTCCTGTAGGAAGTCAAGCAGTCTGTATCCGTCAAACTATCGGGGATTAGCACAGTCTGGTAGTGCGCTCGCTTTGGGAGCGAGAGGTCGGAGGTTCGAATCCTCCATCCCCGACCAAATTGGAGTTTATATGTCTTATCACGGTAAGAGTGTTGATCAAGCTAAATGGGTTCTCGATTATTTCGGGACGCCTGAAAAGCGCGAACTGTATAAAGATAATAAATCTTATCAAGAGTGGCTCGAAGAATGCCGCCGAATTATTGATGCAGAAAGGTTGAGTTATTAATGGATAAAGAGAAAAAGGTGGCGCATCGTAAGTTGCGCAAGAAAGCAATCAAGTTGCAAAATACAAGTGCTCGTAAGATGACACTTGCTGAAGCACTCCGCGAAGTATCTAAGGTGAAAGAAGATGTTTGATTATATCCGTTTGTTGAATAACGCTATGAAAGCGTATGAAAATGCTAAGAGCGAGTGGGCACAAGACTACTGGCTCGAAGTTGCATCTAAACTTGCACAGAATATCGAGAAGCAATAATTATAAATAGGTTATAAGATGTCTGATGAAATCAATGGTGCTGTTGAAGTAGAATATCAATCTATGTTGCACGAAACCATTACAAATCTCTATAAAGAGAGGGTTCGTGCGTTGGCTCAAGGTAAAGTTATTGCTCAGAAGTATAACGAAGTCTTGAAAATCAATGAAGGATTGAATATCGCATTGAATAAATGCCAAGCTGATTTGAGTCATATGACGAAAGAATTTGAGAGATTGAAGAAGCGGAAAACGAATGCTAAGTCTAAAGGCACACCTGAATGAGGATGCACAAGGAAAAAATCTGCATCTAGAACATATCGAAGATGAAATTCTGAACTTCGGTATCGGTGGTGCTCGCGGATCAATAAATTTTCTAAGATCTCTGAGAGATATGTTGGCTGGTAGTAGCCGTTCCTCTATTCATATGACAGTGAAGTGGGATGGTGCTCCAGCCATTTTTGCAGGTATAGATCCAGCTGACGGCAAATTTTTCGTCGCTAAAAAATCTGTATTCAATAAGAATCCTATTCTATATAAGACACAGGCTGATATTAATAACGATAATCTGCCATCACGTCTGAAGAAGAGATTTAGTATTGCCCTTTCAGAATTTTCTAAACTGGGCATTACGAATGTAATTCAAGGAGACCTGATGTTCACATCAGAAGATCTTGAATCTAGTATGATCGATGGTCAAAGGCACACGACTTTCCAACCTAACACGATCGTCTATGCAGTTCCTCAGGGAACGCCTCTTGACGCCAAGATTAAACGAGCGAAGATCGGTGTGGTTTGGCATACGACTTATACTGGTAAATCTTTACCTGAGATGCGCGCATCTTTCGGAGCAAATATTAGTGGGCTTCGTAAGATTTCATCGGTATGGATGGATGATGCTACTTATCGTGATGAATCTGGGACAGCGACATTTACTAAAACTGAGACTGATCAGGTCACACGTGTTCTATCGCAAGCTGGTCTGGCTTTCAGAAAAATAGATAGTAATAAACTAAGCGCATTTTTGAATCTACAGAACTCGATGACTGGTAAAATGTTGGGAGCAACAGTAAAAACTTTCATCAACTCAAAGGTTCGAGAACAAAAAAATTTGAGTCCTTCTCATGCTACAGCATACATCAAATTTGTAGAAGATAAATTTGACCTCGAGATCAATAAACTAAAAACAGAAAAATCTCAAAAGGCATTGGAAGAACGTAAACGCGAAACAATCACGTTGCTTAAATCACATAGCCAATTGCTTGCTAATATATTTACATTTATGGCAGCTATTGTAACGGCTAAGAACATGATTGTCACAAAGCTAAATAGTGTGAAAAGTATTGGCACGTTTATCAGAACGAGTAATGGTTTCAAAGTCACAACGCCTGAAGGTTATGTCGCTATTGACAGAGTTGAAGGTAATGCTGTGAAGTTGGTAGATAGAATGGAATTTAGTTTCAATAACTTTACAGCTATCAAGAGTTGGGACAGATGAGTAAAACACTAGTATTCGCATTTGGTCGTATGAATCCACCGACCAACGGACATGGTAAATTGATTACCAAAGTCAAAAGAATGGCTCAGCAAATGCGTGCTGATCATCTAGTCATCGCCAGCCACTCACAGGATAAAGTCAAGAATCCCTTAGACGATAAGACTAAATTGAAGCATTTGAAAGCGATGTTTCCAAACACAAACATCATAACTTCTGATAGAACCGCGCCGACGTTCATTACACAATTGAAGAAATTGTCAGGTAAATATGATACAGTAATTATGGTCGCAGGTTCTGATAGAGTGCCACACTTCCAAAAATTGCTGGACCAATATAATGGGAAGGATTTTACGTTTAAAACCGTGAAATGTGTTTCAGCTGGTGAACGCGATCCAGATGCAGATGGTGTGGCAGGTATCAGTGCGAGTAAGATGCGTCTGTTCGCTAAGAATAATGACTTCAATAGTTTTAAGCGCGGATTGCCTACTGGGTATCGTGGTGCTAAACAACTGTTCAATGATGTGCGCTCTGGTATGGAATTGAAAGAGGGCATCCACTATTCATTCTCATCGTTCGTGAGAGGTTGATATGTCGGACAAACCCGATCTTTCCGAACTGTTTCAAATGCTCGCCGAAGAGAAGGCGAAGGCTGCTGAGAAAAAAGAACAGAAAAAGAAGAAGTCTAAAGCATATCAGCAAGACTTTATGGAAGCATTTTCTCAGGAGTTGAAAAAACTCAAAGAGGAAGAGGAGCAACAAAAGCGTGATGTCGCCGCGATGGAAGCATGGCTGACGTCACCTGTTGTAGAGAGTAATGAGAAACCTGAGTTGGAAATGGAGGTTGCGGATGAACCTGTTACCTCTACCGAACAAGTCACCGAAGAAGAGCTCGAAGCAGTCGAGCAAGTCTTCGAAGAAGACAAAGAAATCCTCGAAGCGTTAGCCGAAACGCCGCTCCAAGAACAAGCAATTCAATATCTGAACGATAAGCGCGAAGAGCTGTCGGAAGAAGCCAAGCAAATTAAGTCAATGAAGAAAGAGATGGGCTCTTTCGCTGATCAGTTGACTAAATTGCGCTTACTTCTGCAAAATGTTGGTGGCGGTGGTATCGTCAAACTAAGCCAAGCTGATGACATTGACACATCAACTGCTCTCGTAAACAATAAGTTCCTGAAATATGACTCAAGCACTGGTAAGTTTGTAGGTGCAGACGCATCTGGTGGCGGCGGTGGTATATCAAATGTCGTTGAAGATACTACACCACAACTCGGTGGTAATTTAGATCTCAATAGTAATGATATTACTGGGACTGGTGATATTGACATTACAGGTGAAGTCACTGCTTCTGAATTTATCGGGGAGTTTCGTGGTCCACTTATCTTTAAGGCAAAGGCAGATGGCGCATTATCGAAGGGTGATGTAGTTTTCGTTTCAGGCATCTCAGGTAATACACCAACTGTCGCTAAAGCAGACGCAGACGATATTACTAAAATGCCTGCCTTTGGTTTGGCTCACGATGCAGCTAGTAATAATTCTTCTGTCGATGTCGTTACATTCGGCACATTGTCAGGTCTAGATACTTCTTCATTCACTGTGGGTGATACGCTATATGTGTCAACAACGGCAGGTGCTCTTACAAACTCTGCCCCAGCAGGTGAGTCTTCATACATCCAAAACATCGGTAAGGTTCAAAGAGCGCATGCTTCAGCTGGTTCTATCAAGGTCGGTGGTGCTGGTCGTTTCAATGCCACAGGTAACTTGAATGACGGTAATA